TGGTGCCTCCAGTGCCGGTGCTCATGGTGCCTCCAGTGCCGGTGATTATGGTGCCTCCAGTGCCGGTGCTCATGGTGCCTCCAGTGCCGGTTATTATGGTGCCTCCAGTGCCGGTGCTCATGGTGCCTCCAGTGCCGGTGATTATGGTGCCTCCAGTGCCGGTGATTATGGTGCCTCCACGAGCAAGGGAAAATCTAGTGTTGGCAAAAATGGAATTGCGTGCAGCCGCTCCAAAAATGCGCGTGTAAAAGGAGATATGGGGGCTGTTCTGGTTTGCGCCAAGGAAAATGAATATAACTACGACATTAAAACATGGGCTGCTGGTGTTGTTGATGGCGTAAACATCCTGCCTGATGTCTGGTACAAGGCCGAAAATGGAAAACTGGTGCCTGCCGATGACTGACCTTGATTTTCCCGGCTGCGGCGCAGCGGACGAATACGGCCACCCCATTATGTGCGAGGATTGCATTTGGGGAGAAACGTGCATTGATAGCACGGTAAGGGAGGATAACGATGGAACTGAAGAACTATAGCATTGAAGCCACAGGAAGCCTTTACTGCTCGGAAAACTTTGCAACCATCTGTGTTGATGGGCAAACCTATGGCATTGAAAAACTAATCTACGAGATGATGAAACGCCTGAAAAAGGAAGAAAATCTCGGCATTGAAACGTGCGGAACACTGAATATCACGTTCACCAGAAAGGCTGAAAAGTTGACTATGAACGGGACTGTGAAAAGGGAGGAAAAGCCATGAGCGTGTTTGAAGCACTTTCTAAGATTCAATCTGAATTGAAAGCACCCAAGAACCTTTACAACTCTTTCGGAAAGTACAAATACCGGAACGCGGAAAGCATTCTTGAAGCGGCAAAACCTCTCTGTGCAAAATATGGTTGTACGCTGACCGTTATGGACGATATTGTACTTATCGGAAACCGCTATTACATCAAGGCCATTGCCACAGTAACGGACAAAGAGGGAAGCTCCACCAGTACCACAGCTTTTGCCCGCGAGGATGAAACCAAAAAAGGTATGGACGGCGCACAGATTACCGGTACAGCATCCAGCTATGCCAGAAAATATGCTTTGAATGGCCTGTTTTGCATTGATGACACAAAAGACCCTGACAGTGATCCTGACAGTGATGAATACCACAAGCAGACGAGCGCAAACGTAGCACCAGAACAGCCAACCAAATGCGATATTCAGTCCAGCGAGGCCGAAGCAAGCGAATATGTCAAAGCCCGCGCTACACTAACAGCTGCAATTACCGAGTATTGCGCCAAATCAAAACATACACGAAATGAAGTGCTTGACGCTTTGAAAGCCGTTCCCGGCGGGACAATGAAAACGTTGGACGGCTGCAATGCGCTGATTGCACAGATTCAGGAGTGGAGCAAATGAGCCATACAATCAACATCGCAGATGCTACCTTGATGGGTGAGATTTTGATGCTTCGTCTTAAAAGCAAGCCGGACATGGAAGAAGCGCAAAACTTTGCGAATGAAGTCAAATCCGGCCCCGGCAAGCTGTTTGCAGGTGTTTTTGGCGAGGTACGAAAAAAGCGCAGCTTGACTTCTAACGCTTACGCGTGGACGCTGCTGAACCAGCTTGCCGAAAAGCTGAAAAAGCCTGCTGTTGAGATTTATCGCGACCTTGTGCGGGATGTTGCAGGTGCAAGCGATATCGTCACCATCAAGCAGGAAGCAGTAGAAACCTTTAAGCGCGGATGGGAAAGCCAGGGATATGGCTGGCAGGTTGTTTTATTGGACACCATGCCTACACCAAACGGCACGTTCTGCACTCTGCAATGCTGGTATGGTTCCAGCGTATACGACAGCAAGCAGATGCACCGCCTGTTGGAATTGATTGTGCAGGAGTGCCAGCAGCAGGGAATCCCCACAATGACACCGGACGAAATTGCAAAGCTGAAAGGACTGACGGACGATGAAGCAAACAAACGATGAATTTGTGCAGGCTTTTCGCAAGGCATCTGATTCCGCATCGCGGTCTCTTTTTACATCTTTTGAATCCGTAAGCAAAGATGACATTAAGAGCATGACAACGCTTGCTTTTTACGCTGGGATGGTTGCTGCTTTTAATGATATCAAAGACATGCTTAAAAATTGAGGAAAAGCAAGAATGAAAAACGAATTTGGCGTTGCGCTCGATTCCAACGGCTATGCACCGTCCATCATGCTAAACTGGAAAGACATGTCCGGCCACCCACAGTGTTACTGCTGCATGAACGGCCATGATCTGGTACGGCATGAAGTGCTTTACGGCCAGAACCGGGCAAAAAGCAAAGCTCTTGGCCTGTGGATTCTGGTTTGCCCGGATTGTCACCGATGGATTCACGGCGAAAAACAGCGCTGGCCTAAAATGGATGGGCTGGATGCCATGATGCGGCTTGAACTTAAAAAGACCGCACAGCGCATGGCAATGATGGATTACAGCTGGACAAAGGAAGAATTTGCCCGGCGGTTTGGAAAGAATTATTTGGAGGATTAAAGACATGTTGAATGTAGTTGCACTTATGGGAAGGCTGGTTGCTGACCCTCAGCTGCGCCAGACTACAACAGGTAAAAATGTTGCATCGTTCCGCGTTGCGGTAGACCGGGGGCGCAAGGATGCCAACGGCCAGAACCAGGCGGATTTCTTTGACATCGTGGCATGGGACAAGAGCGCAGAATTTGTCTGCCGCTACTTCCAGAAAGGATCCATGATCGCCGTTGAGGGCCGTTTGCAGAGCCGGAACTATCAGGACAAGAGCGGAAACAACAGGAACGCCGTAGAGGTGGTTGTAAACAACGTTTCGTTTGCAGGCAATAAAGACGCCCAAAGTCAGAACGTGGCTAATAGGGCCGTTTCTGCGCCTGTGGCGGCAAGCAACGAGTATACGCCGATTGAAGATGACGGTGATCTCCCGTTTTGAGCTGTGAAACCCTAATATCTCAGGAGAATAAAAAATGAGCAATGAGGGTTATATCAAAATTTATCGCCAAATACGTGATTGGAAATGGTACTCTGACGGCCCTACAAAAGATGTTTTCTTGCATTTGCTTGTAACGGCAAGTTTTGAAGATAAATTTTATCGAGGAATCGCGGTAAAACGCGGACAGTCTGTTTTGACTGTCGAAGAAATTAGAGAAGAGACGGGCCTCACAGTACGTCAAATTAGAACTGCGATAAACAGGCTAATTTCGACAAACGAAGTGACAAAGCAAGCTACATATAAATTTACCGTGTACACGATAAATAACTATGAGCATTACCAGAGCGGCGGCAATCTTAGTGACAAACCAACGACAAACCAACGACAAACCAACGACAAACCTTTAGATACTAAGAATGTAAAGAATGTAAAGAATACCCCCTATACCCCCCAAGGGGGTGACGCGATTTCTCCTCAATTTGACACCTTCTGGTCAGCCTATCCCAGGAAGACAGGCAAGGCAGATGCACGCAAGAAATTTGAGAAGCTTGTTACTGAAGAATCCACCTTGTCCGCAATCTTGAAAAGCCTTGAGTATCTCAAGACCACAGAGCAGTGGAAGAAAGAAAATGGCAAGTATATTCCGTATCCTGCTACCTGGCTGAACCAAAAACGTTGGGAAGACGAAACGGCACAGCCACCTGCTGAACTCCGCAAGTCTAAAAACCTGATTCCCATCTATGACCGGGAATATACACGTGAGGAACTGATTAACGGAGTTGTTCCGAAGCTCATTGGGTGGAAGGAGGAAGGCAAATGAATACAGCTGTTGCGGAAAAAGCCGTTATTGGCATCATGCTGATAGAGCCTGACCGGCAAAGTGAAGCGTTCAAAAGCCTGACAGCGCAGATGTTCAGCATCAAAGACCTGGGTGATATCTTCCTGCTTTGCAAGGAGCTTGATCGCAGAGGGGAACGGGCGGATGCAGTATCGATAATATCACGCTGCAAAGAAAACATCAAGGCGATTGCTTACGAATGCGCCCAGACAGTTCCATCGGTGAGCGGATTTAACACCTACATCAACTGTGTCCTGGATGGATACCGGAAGCGGTTGATGATTGCCAAGATGGGCGAAATTGTGGCATCGGATGCAGACGCGGATGAAATGTTCGGCGCGGTTGCCGCCATGATGGAAAAGCAGCAGCACATCATGGAGCACCAGCGCCAGCGCAGCGTAAAGGACTTTGCTGATGGCATTGAGGACTTTTTGCAATGGCTGAAAAAACCGAATGACAACATCCAAACGGGTTTTGGAACGCTGGATAAACTGACCGGCGGACTTGTACGAAGCGGCGTAACAGTGATTGCTGCCCGGCCCGGCAAAGGCAAATCTACACTGGCCCTGCAAATGGCGGCGCAGATATCGCAAACCTGCCTGACGCTGTACCAGTCAATGGAAATGAGCCGAGAACAGCTTTACACAGCAATCTTTTCCCGATGGGAACAGATCGACAGCATCCGCATCACAAATCATGCGCTGACCGAAGAGGAAGAAAGCAAGATTGCAGAGGATGCAGAAATCCTGAAAAGGCGGTACAAGCTGATTCTGGATGATTCCAGCCTGACCAGCCTTGCAGACGTTGAACTGACCATCAAGGAGCGAAAACCGGAAGTGGTTGTAATTGACCATCTGGGACTTGTGGCACCACCGAACGCCAAAGAAAAGCGCAATGACGAATTAGCGGCCCTTACACGGGGATTAAAGCAGCTGGCAATGAAATATCATATCTGCATCATTGAGCTTGTACAGGCCGCGAGAGCCGCCGACACGGGGCTTATCAAGATGTCCGACATGTTCGGCTCCGCCACCATTGAACACGATGCAGACATGATTCTTGCTATTAACCCGGAACACTACACCAAATTGCGAGAACAGCGGGAAGAAGACCCGCCAAGCGAAAGCGATACCGTGATTGAGATCGTCAAGAACAGGCACGGCGCTTGCGGACAGCTTGATTTTGCGTGGGTGAAGCCGTTCCATCTATTTTGTGAGGTGACAAACATTAACTAACCGTGAATTGTACATGCAGCTTGCACAGACTTGCACAGAAAAAACGATTGAACTTGACCGGGAAATGGAAAAATACGGCGAGAAGTTGATGAAGTGCGCTTATGACGCAGCACAATGGAAGCTGAAAGCAGCGGAATTCCGGACAAAGGCACGGGAGGAAGGCATGTGATCTACAAGTACACCATCCCGCTGCCGCCGGTAACGAAAAAGAATTCACAGCGAATCATTCAAAATTCTCGCCTGCCGGATATATGGTACAGCGAGAAGTAATACGCGAAAGTAAAGGAGATAGCACCGTGAGCAAAGAAGATTGGGGCATTGTGACCCTGCCGACAAACGGCGACCCGGAGAAGATTGCCATCAGGCGGCTGAAAGCGGCAAGCGACATGGCGTTGAAGTATTACGGCACGCCACTTGTGGTAACGACCAGCGGCGGCAAGGACAGCAGCGTATGCGTAGAGCTTGCACTGAGGGGGGGCATTCCGTTTGAGGTACAGCACAACCACACAACTGCGGATGCACCGGAGACAGTGCGGTTTGTACGACGGGAATTTGCCAGACTTGAAAATTTGGGCGTGAAATGCACCATCAACTACCCTGTTTATAAGGGCAAGCGCACAAGCATGTGGGACTTAATCCCGCAAAAGCTGATTCCGCCGACACGAATTGTGCGGTACTGTTGCGCTGTGCTGAAAGAACAGGGCGGAAACGGGCGGTTCATCACGACTGGCGTGCGGTGGGCGGAAAGCAGTCGAAGAAAGCGTGACAGAGGCGTTTTTGAAGCGTACACCCGGAACAAAGAGAACAAAATCGTTTTGAAAGGCGAAGAACAGGAGTCGAGCGAAATCTTTGAAGGATGCAAGGTGGCCGCAAAACGCGTAGTAAACCCCATTGTGGACTGGACGGACAATCAAGTATGGAGCTTTTTGCAGGATGCAAATGTGCCTCTCAACCCGTTGTATGAATGTGGGTTGGATCGTGTGGGATGTATCGGATGTCCGCTTGCAAAGAAAAGTAAACGATATGCGGAGTTCCGCCGCTGGTCTGCCTACGAGAAACTATACATACAATCATTTGACAGGATGCTTGATGAGCGCAGAGCGCGCGGAAAGCTGGACGGAAACTGGATGAAGGGCGGTACAGGGCAAGATGTATTCCGCTGGTGGATGGAAGAAGATGTACTGCCAGGACAGATGAGCGTGGAGGACTTTACATGATCCAAAAATATATTGTCTCCCTGCCCCCTGTTACCAAGAAGAACTCCCAGCAAATTCTTACCAACCATCGTACAGGAAAGCCGTTCATAGCCCCTAGCAGCGCCTATAAGCGCTACGAAGAGCAAGCCATATACTTTCTTACCCCAAAGCCGAAAACCCCGCTGGCGGGGCGCTATAACGTCAAGCTGTTGTTTTACATGCCTACTCGTAGAAAAGTGGACAAAACGAATTTAGAAAGCGCCATTATGGATGTTTTAGTAGATGCCAAAATACTTGCAGATGACAACCGAAATATTGTTGCGGCCACAGATGGAACAAGGGTGTACTACGACAAAGAAAACCCGAGAACAGAAATCTACATAGAAGATTTTACGGAGGAATATGATACATGGGGAAAAGGATTGACTTGACTGGAAAACAGTTTGGCCGTTGGACGGTGGTTTCAGAAAGCAATTTAAGAGACTGCAACGGCAATATCAGGAACGGAGAATAAAAAATGACCGGAACACTATCCGCCCCATGCGAGCATTGTCCGGAACGCCACGCGCTATGCCATAGCACTTGCAGCAGGTATCTTGCATATCGTGCCAAGATGGATGACATCAGCAAGCAGCGCATGCAGGCGCAAGCGCTGAACGAAGCGGATGTGCTCAGGGGAGACAAAATCCGGCGGGATGTGAGGAATCACGGCCTGCCGGGCCACAGGAGGAGATAAACATGAAAGCCAAAATACAGCTCCCGGCCTGCTACAAGAAAGAGGCGGAAGCTTATATTGCAAAGCTTGAAGCTGAATCAATCGCAAGGGTGCATGAGGAAGTGATGAAAGAACGGCAGGATATTGCCTTGAGATCACTGTATTTATGCCTACTGGCCTGCTATCAGGTGGGACTGGAGCCGTCCGCACTGGTTGAAATCCAGAATGCCATGAGCGGCCCTGTCACGGAAAAGTATTCCAGCTACCGCGTTGACCAGCTGGCCGACACATGGGCGCAGGTTACGCTGCAAAACATCGGGGTTGATGTGGCTGAAACGGGGGAGCAATTATGAGCTTTGAAACGCCTGAAAATATGGATAAATGTTGCAGCGCTTGCCGATGGAATAAACCGTTCAATAGTGTGTGCTGCAATGCTGACAGCCCGCATTGCGCCGACTTTTGGGATGACGGATGCAATGAATGGGAAGGAGGGCCGAATGACTTTGTTCGAGAAGTTGGCTGGTAAAGCATCCGCGCTGCTGAATGCAAGCGGTATTTGCTCTAATAACTGCATTGACGGCCATTGCAGCGGGTGCGGCGAATGCTGCGCTGATCTTCTCCCGCTCACGAAAGGCGAAATTAAACGGCTGCGAGATTATGCCAGAAAGCACCACTTGCAGGAAAATAAGCGCTCTTTTTTGGAAACAAAGGGCGGGCCGGATTTAAGCTGCCCATTCCGCAATGAGCGCACAAAACAGTGCGATGTTTACTCTGTGCGGCCTTTGATTTGCAAAGAGTATATCTGTTCCAGGCTTTTGCAGAAGCCGATTGCTCAAACCGGTCTTAAGAAAGAGAAGCGGGACATGCACTCATTGCGATGGGAGGTTTTCAAGAACCCGGAATGTGAAAATCTGCTGAAAGAAGCGCAAAAGGCCGCTTGTGGGAAAAAGAAGTGATCGAGGTATGGAATGAGAAAAGCCGAATATAAGCGCATGCGGGGCGTAAAAGAAAATTACGTTCAAGACCGGCTGCGGCTGAAAAGGATATTCTGCACCAGCATTAAGCATGTGCGCTGGATGAAACGATATATCAACCGCGCACCGAGACACAAAGAGAAACGGGAGGATATGGATTATGACGGCTAAAAAAATCAGCGAAATCTTGAAATTGCATAAAGCATGGATTAACGGAGAAAAGCACGGGAAAAGGGCCAACATGTCCGGGGTCTACCTGTTCTGGTTCTACCTGTTCTGGGTCTACCTGTCCGGGACCAACCTGTCCGGGACCGAGAATGTGCCATATACGCCTATGGCATGCCCGGATGAAGGAGAGTTTACCGGGTGGAAAAAATGAAAAAGTGATAGAATCGTAAAGCTAAAAATCCCGGAATCTGCAAGACGAAGCAGCGCATCACGGAAAAAATTCCGTTGCGGCAAAGCAGAAGTGCTTGAAATTACATCAATTGATGGAAAAGAAAAATATAAGGAGTGAGACTATGGACACAGTTGAATTTTTCAAGACGGTAAAAAGGTTATGCAAAAATAAAGGCTGCGATGGATGCCCTGTTTGTAAAAATAACACATGCATGGTCATGCTCATGGCTAGGATCTACGGAGCTTCAGATGAAAGCATTGAAGAAACGATTTCAAAAGTTGAGCAATGGGCGAAAGACCACCCAGCCAAGACCCGCCAGAGTGAGTTTTTGAAGATGTTTCCGAATGCAGTAATAGATGAAGATGATGGAATTTTGTGTATTCGCCCTTGCGTCATTGATGAAAGCATTGGATGCACAAATGAAAAAGGCTGCGACGGCTGCCGTCGCAAATACTGGCTAACGGAGGTACCCGACAATGACTAACATCACAACCCTGCGCCCCGGCGAGCACTTCATGTTCAAAAATTTCGAATGGGTCTGCCTTGACCCACACCACCCTGATGGCGGCGTGCTGGCTATTATGGCAAAGACGTGGGCAAAAGATGTAAAGTTCTGCCCAAGTGATAAATTTGCGGATGAAAAAGGCAAATGGAATAACTACCGCACCAGCAATGTGCGTTGGATTCTATATGATATGGCGAACGCTGTTTTCGATAGAGAAAGTCAGCTTTTGCATACCGTTGACCTTGTTGCAGACAACGGGGACAGAGCCTATGGAACAGTGAAAGACACCGTTTTCATCCTGACTTGTGACGAGTACCGCAAGTACCGTGACTACATCCCGCACTACGATAGCTGGATTTGGACTGCTACACCGTGGTATTGCGGTGACAAGGATTCCGATGTGGGCAACGCGAACATCGTTCGCTGTGTGCTCACGGTTGGTCAGTTAATCGGATACTACTTTGCGTATAACAGCGGTGCTGTCGTGCCGGCTTGTATTCTCAATCCGAAATCGCTCAATCTGCGCCATGGAATGACGTATGTAGAGGAGGTATCAGAATGAGCACAACAATAGGCTGCCCGATTCCGGGCGCAAGCCAGCCGAAAGAACAGCCCAAAACAATAGTAGAAAGAATCGGTGAGTCTGCATTTCTTGAACAGCTTGCAGAAGAGTGTTCAGAACTTGCGCAAGCAGCATTGAAAACCGCGCGGAAGTATCGCGGTGAAAACCCAACGCCTAAAACCATTGAAGAATGCTATGATGCTTTGCAGGAAGAAATTGCAGACGTGATGCTTTGCGTGTCTGAATATCTTGATTGTAAAGGGACTAATTATCTTGATCGCGTCATGCTGATGAAATTCAAAAAGCATGAGCGCTGGGAACGGCGATTAAAGGAGGTTGGTAAATGAATTGGGAAGAATACGCGAATACAGTTACATCGCTGTTTAACAAGCTAAAAGAAAAAGGATGGTCAGCATACGGCGGGCAGAATAGCGATGTAATGAAGTTGCTGGAGCTGTATTTTACTAGCGGAGCATACGTTTCTGGCGATAAGGAGAAAAGACAATGAAAGTCTATAAAAGCCCGTGGGTTAGCCGTGAAAGCTATTTTGTTAAAACAAGTGAGGAATGGATTATGACTACTGGGTATTCTGTTGAGCTTTGTAATGGGAAGTGGATTGTTGGAAAAACAAAATATTTTACAAGAGATATAGAAATGATGCCGGTTGTTGCAGAAAATAATATTGACTTAAAAGACGTAATCAAGAATGCAATACTTTCTGCTGTGCGTAACGCAAAAGATGGTGAACGCAGATGAGTGAATGGATAAGTGTTAAAGACAGGCTGCCGGTTACCTTTGATGAAGTTCTTGTGCATTCCGACAACTGCTTTACTTCGATTGCGTGGAGAGAAACAGAAAAAAGAAAGAACGGAATTGTTGGTTGGCATTGGAACTCTTATTTTAAGAGCCTTGGTCATGTAACCCACTGGATGCCGCTCCCAGAACCCCCAGAGGTGACCCCGTGGCAAAACAGCAACTAGTTGATTAACAGCAACTTGTTGATTAAAGGAGGATGGCAAATGAGCAAAGAACATGTGCGGCTGATTGATGCAAGCAATGTTATGGAAGCGGTATTTGGTGCCGTTGAATTGGACAATTCACAATATCTTGCCATACAGCACGAAATCGAAAAACTTCCCACCATCGACCCAGAATCCTTGCGGCCTACGGCGCATTGGGAAAACGAGGACGATTACTACGGCGATTCTATTATCTGGAGCTGTTCTGTTTGCAAGGATAGATTTATTCTAAATGATGGTACGCCGGAAGAAAATAATTACAAGTATTGCCCAAGCTGCGGCGCAAGGATGGTGAACACAAATGAATGACCCGGTAAAAATCATTGATAAAGCATGTATGAGTTACATAATCGACCACCAAGAGGAGAAAAAAGGATTATATCTATCTTTGGAAAATTGTGAAGGTGGCGCTGTCGTGGTAGCTTGCGACAATAGCACGGGCTTTGCATATATCGAAGAATTTGACAGCGTGAAAGCTGCTATCAAGTGGTTGCGGAGGGAAGAATGAACCAAACATTTTTTGACCCAGTAAACAGCAAGTGCATTTCTTTTGACGGCGTGCCGAAGATTTCAGATTTTGGTGATGAAAACGATTTGATTCGGCGCGGTGATGCGTTGAAAGCCATTAGAAAAGCATGTATCAGTGCGTATTTGCCGTTCGATTCCGCCACGCCGGAAGGGCAGCGAGTAATGGATGCTCTATATGCGGTATGGAAAGTGAAAAAAGAGGGAAAGACGCATGACAGTATTTGACGCAAACTGCATCTACACAATCAAATGCCTTGCTCTGATCTTCGTTGCAGCACCGGGAGCGATGCTTATCGGCGCATTGCTGATCTACCTGTTTGCCCTGTGCTGCAAACAAATTTCAGGGCTTTGGAGGGAGCAAAAATGAACATTTTCCTTTCGGTTCTTGGCACCGCGATTGTCACAATTTTGATTGCGGGAGCCTATTCCATCGGCGTATCTGTCGGCAGAGCTGCGGCTGGGTATGAAGATGATGACCGGGAACCGGTAATTTACATGGAACACACGCACGGGGGCGAGTAAATGGTTAAGATTTGCACTGAATGTAAAAAGGAATTTGAGGGAAGCGCAAAAACCAGGCTTTGCCCGGAATGCAAGGAAAAGCATCGGAAAGCGGCTGATGCGCTCCAACGTAAAAAGCACCGCAATCAACCTTTGGTCAAATGCGAATGGTGCGGGCGGCTTTTTACCAGAAAAAAGAACGAAAAGAAGTGTGAAGCATGCCGAAAAGAAGGAAGATATGGCAGCCCACAGATGGTGGCACACAGCAAAAGGGAGCCGCCTAAAGTGAGTATTAACAACGTTCTTAAGATTGCCGATAAAGACGGCACGACTTACGGAAAAGCGGTTCTGTCACACAACATTTAAGGAGGAACATATGAAAAGTATCGGCAACGCGCTTTCACTGACTGCGACTTTGGCATTTATCGCCTATATGGTACGCATCACAGGAAGCGGTATTTGGGCATGGATGGTTTTTCCGTGCTTTATGTTCGCAATTCTGGGCTTGAGCAACTGAAAGGAGGAAACAATGGGAAATAACTGCTGCAAAAGCTGCAATACTGTGCACAAACAGGTTGCTGTTGTGCTGGATGACGGCGCATACATGCCGGAATACGCACATTTTGGCTGGGATGCAGGTGCAGACCTGAAAAGCCCTGTTGATGTGATGATTCCGGCGAACGGGAGCGCTGTAATTGATACCGGCGTACACATTGACATTCCGCAGGGCTATGCGGGGTTCCTGAAAAGCAAATCCGGCCTGAATGTTAAGCATGATCTGACAAGCGAAGGTGTGATTGATGCAGGATATACCGGGAGCATCTGCGTAAAGCTCTTTAATCACGGAAAAACGGATTATAAAGTTCATTCCGGGGATAAAATTTCCCAAATCGTGTTTATCAAGGTAGAAACTTTCGACTTTTACCCGTGCAGCAAGATGCCGGAGCGGGAACGCGGCAACGCAGGATTTGGTAGCACCGGCAAATAAAAAACTTGCATATTAGCGCATAATATGCTATAATATCAATAAGAAATAGCGTGCCAAGTGCTTAATTGCCAAGTGCCAGTTGAACTTGAAAGTTCGGCTGGCACTTTTGCTATATGGAGGGCACATGAAACTATACTGCGCAGACTGCATGGACATCTTGAAGGGGATACCAGAAGGCAGTATAGACATGATTTTATGCGACCTGCCCTATGGTACAACGCGGAACAAATGGGATGTCATCATCCCGCTAGAGCCGCTATGGGCGCAATACATGCGCATAATCAAAAGCAATGGCGTTATAGCACTGCACAGCGATATGCCATTTACAGCGGCCCTTGTAAGCGCTGGGAAAGACTTGTACCGGTATGAGCTGATATGGGTAAAGGAAAACGGTAGCGACTTTCTGAACGCAAACCGCAAGCCCCTGAAAGCGCATGAAAGCATCCAGATATTCTATAAGCACCAGCCGACTTATAACAAGCAATATGTGGACGGAAAGCCCTATAAGAGGGGGGGGGCAAGGGAGAAAGGCTTCCCAAAAACTGGGGAAAGTTTCGTGACGACATCTTAACAGACTGTAGTGACGGCAAGCGGAACCCCACAACAATTCTGAAATTCCCAAGGGAAAAGGGATTGCACCCCACCCAAAAGCCTGTAAAGCTGGAAGAATGGCTGATTAAGACGTACACAAACCCAGGCGAGACGGTATTAGACAACTGCATGGGCAGCGGAACAACCGGAGTAGCCTGTATCAACACAAATAGAGACTTCATCGGGATAGAGAAGAACCCCGACTATTATAAAACGGCCATAAGCCGGATAAAGGAGGCACAGGACAATGGGAAGCAGGGCAACCAAAAGAAACAGCCCGATCATGATTGATAATGACCCTGATAATGTGCCGGAAGGGAATCAAAGACGAATTGAATTTCTGCTTGTGATATCCCAGCTTCCCAAAATAAGCACAAACGACCTGCCAGCCCTCAGAAAACGCTTTTATGACTATCTTGATCTATGTGTCAAGTATAACATGAAAGTGGGCAACATGGCGGCGTATGCGGCTATGGGAGTGGATAGAGACACTGTAAACTGCTGGGAAAGCGGAAAAAGGCGCAGCTCGCAAAAGGAATACCAAGAATTCGCGCGAGAAATAAAGCGTGTATGCGGGATGTACCGGGAAATGCTGATGCAGGACGGTGCAATCAACCCGGTAACAGGGCTATTCTGGCAGAAAAACTACGATGGACTGCAAGACCAGCAAGAAATCATTACCGCAACAAAAGACCCGTTAGGCGAAAACATGTCCCGCAAGGAAATAGAAGACAGATTCAGTGCCGACTTTGTAGAGATAGACGACTTTAAGGAAGTCAAAGAGCCGGAGCAACTGATAGAACCGGTTCAAACAAAGCCATGCAGGGAAAAGAAACAAGCAAAAGAAACTGAATAAACGAAAACAGAGCATCTAGCAGCATATAAACAAACTGCCGGGTGCTCTTTTATCATGCCTATAACCACGCAAAGAAACGCGCTATTCGCTTAAATGCCATAGTAAAGCCTAAAACCAGCGCGGAAATGCCTGTTAAAGGCAGCAGTAAACCCCAAAAAAGCGGGAAAGCAGAGGGGAATAAAGCCCAAAAGAGGAAAATAAAGCAGGGGATAACGTGAACAATTTGCCGTCATCATCAAAAAAGACCCCTAAACACGAATAATTATCCCACCTTTAAAAAACATCTCTTGAAACAAATCTCCATGTGAAATGGTCAAAAATACGGGGATTATACCAAAGTGATGCAACTAAAATACATAATATGAGAAAATCACCCGACTTTCAGACCAATTCGACTTTGAACCCGTTCGACTTTATCAGCCGCAAACCCCTGAACCCCGTCCGACTTTGGCTGGAATGCTCTTGATTGCAACAATACTGCATGCGAAATAAGCAAAAACACGGGGTATATACCTGGATCATGAAACAAAAGTACATAACGCAAACCCAATTTGACTTTGCCGGAGATTTTTTCGTGCAAAATCATTCGACTTTTCGGAAGGGGATACCCCTTCGACTTTGGGAGTGTTTCGACTTTAATTCGACTTTCAAACCCGTTCGACTTTGGCAGCGGGATGCAGACTGGCGCACCCTGACCGCAGTGTCTTCCGGCCCGGCGGATATGATCCCCAGGACGGCTCCAGCTGGGCAAAATGTGCCTTTTGGGTACATATTTCGCTAAATAATGATTTAGCGAACATCGAATTGACGTTGCAACGCGTATTAAATTTTGGAAGCAGCCCAAAAGCACAAAAGTGCATAAAAAAGCGCCGCCGGGGATGCCGGAAGCGCTAGAATTCATTCGACTTTCAAACCGATTCGACTTTGCCCGCATCGCGATCCCGCCGCTCTTGGCAGGCCTGCAAGATATAGGCTTGAAGACTCTGCCCGGCGGCTGCTGCATCCGCGCGGATCTGTGCGCCCTCCGGCTTATCTGGACGTATCATTATATTATCACGCGCCTTATTATATTTAACGCTGGCCCGCGTGTGGGCCTCTGTAACTGCCATGCGATCACCTCCGTGCTCTCATTATACCATAATATGATATAACCGTAAACGTACAAATACAACCACAAAAAAACCGTTAACGTTGTGCAAAATGTCAATAGACAATAACCGTTAACGGTGATATGATATAGACATCAAAAGAAAACAGCCCACAGGGCAGGAGGTAGCAAGAATGAAAATCACAGACGGCAAGCGCACGGTAGAAATCAATATCATGACCTGGAACGGCACCGGGTACGGCCCGGACTGGGCGGAAGAATATTTCAACGCGGGCATGCTCCCGCACGATGAGGAGACGGACACCTACACGGTGCAAGATGTGCAGTATTGCATTGATATGGCGGATGACACCGGGGAAGAGGGAGCGCGGTGCAAGTGTAACAATGGTGGGGAGTATGCGCCAGATGATAATACAGAGGTATTTGTAACCGAGTTATAACCAGCAAGCCGGACACTTTAGCGGGGCTGCACCGTAAAGCAACCCCGCCCCACTACCCCGGCACACCGCCGGGACAATTTGAGAACTGAATACGGAGGTTTACAACATGACCGAACAAGATAAAAAAGAAATCGTCGTTGTTGATATGTCCACATGCACTATCTACGGTTTCACCGCGTCGAGCTGGTGCGGCCCCCGCGCCCCGGAAGAGGTTTTGAAAGCTGCTCAGAACAGCGCCGCCGATGATGTCCGCCGGTACGAGGAGATTTTGAACTCTGGCAAGTATGACGATCAAAAAGAGTATTGGGCAAAATGTCTTGAAGCAGCAAAGGCCCGCACTTTCTCCACCATGACCTTCGGCGATTTCCTGAACGCCCAGCGGGAGCGCCTGCTCTCCGACCCCATGCAGGAGATCACAAAACAGCAGTACGACGATGCTTTGAACGTCCTGCCGCCGCTTGGATGGCACACCCGCCACAACGTAGAAGAGTTTTGCAGCCGTGAGTTTGAAACCGGCTCCTATACCATGCAATACGCGTACAGCCTTGTGCAAGGTAAGCATTACGCAAAGTTAGTTGACTACTCCGACCCCTCCACATGGATTAGTTCTATTCTTGGGCGGCAGTAACCGCCCCACGAGAGAGGGCAGAAAAACAACATACAGGAGGCAAAAGCAGGATGAAATATTATTATATTGTCTATGCAGCGGAGCAGGACCAAAACCGCGTAAACCCGTTTACAGGGGAGCGCGGCGGGCCCGATTATGAGCCGGGATATTATGCGGCGGTGCTGCGCGTTAGCACTCAAGACAATATTTTGCATGTGCTCAACATGTACGCGGGCATGATGCACGCTAACATATGTAGCAGCAAGCGGGAGGCGGATGCAGTCGCCCGCGCCTGGAATGAGAGCTACAAGCGCAACGGGACGGCGCTGTTTTGAGCTAATGAGGGGGTTATAACCGGAGCTATTGCAATAGCGCGGGATAGAGGGGGTGTTTTATATGCTGGTTGTTTTGTTCCTGTTAGCTTCTCCGTTTATCATCATTTTTGGCGTGATGCGCCATTTTTAAGCAATATATAGCGGAGCGCCTGGGCCGTATGGCCTGGGCGCTTTTTTATTGTCTTCGGGCGGAGTGCTCCATTCTGCCCTGCATTTTTTGTACATGATCGGCGGGGGTATACCGGAGGGGGATTTTGGCAGGCCGAAGGGCGCGGGGTTAGTCCCTCCAATCCCGAAAAAATAAAAAAGTCCCTTTCCCCCAATTCCCGAATTCAAAACCCCAAAAATCAAAAAGTCTTTTTAAAAGTTTAAGATCTTCAAAACATCCAAAGTATACACCCCACATGCCGGCAATTCAACAAAAATCAATCCCGTCAACCAAATAATAACCGCGTACACATTCTTGGGTGTAACTTTGTGCAACCTGCCTATTGTATTCGTACCCATAAATGTGTACAATAAGGTCAATCTAAAAAGCAAATCAGGAGGGGATAAACATGGAAATCAAACCTATGGGTAATACAGAACAGGAAAAAATGTCCAGCTTGTGGGGTTATTTCATCGGGTGCTGCAAAATCCTTGATGATGTTACAATCGAGTATAAAGAACCCTGTGTATCGGATTACTACCTCAATCACATTAGCGCTATGCAAAGCAAAACAATCCTTTCCGGCATGGAAAAATTTCATACCCTTGCTAATGAGCGTGTGGTTAACATGCCCTCTAAACTCTATTCTCAAGGCAAAGCCGTTCTGGACGTAATGACTGCTATTGTTGCCGCCAGCGGTAAATACCCGATTGCCAAAACCAGAATCGCAAACCTGCATGAATTTGAGCTGCTGGCCCGTGCGACAATCGGTACCTGCTGGAGAGAGGGTAATATGCTCAAGGTTGTCCGCAATCTGGAGGGTATCTCTCTACAAAAACTGGCGGAAAAAAGCGGCGTCAGCAAAAACACAATTTTCCGCATTGAAAACAACCAGTCTATCCCGCGCATTGATGTTCTGCGTAAGCTTGCCGATGCTCTGGAAGCCCCTCTGGAACTTGTAGCCATCGGCATTGGCAAAACCGAACCGGAAACAACCCCCGAAGAAGAAGTCCCTAACCCCAATGCCCCTAAATTGCCAAGCGTTTACGACAGCCAGGATCGTAGCGCCGACGATGAAATCAAAGCTTTTCAAGAATAAAAAGGTAAACCACAATGCCTCAAAAATTAGAAATTGCACCCGGCACTGTTTTTGGCCAGTGGACTGTCATTGGCCGTTCTAAGGACCCGGCAAAAGCGAAAAAAGGATACCTTGAATGCCGTTGTTCTTGCGGAACTGTTTCTGATGTTTCCGGGCACTCACTTATTAGCGGGAAAAGCAAATCATGCAAAAAATGCGGGCATGCAAGATCAGCGCTTACTAAATTAGAGGTGAACACTAAAAATTCAAAAGAAAAATATGAGGGGAAAACAATCAACGGGTTTTTTATAAAAAAGATTGTTGATAAAGAAAAAAGCGGCACCTGTACCAGATGTATTGCAATTTGTCCCAAGTGTGGGCGCGAATTCACAACGCGGTTGTCAAGCATAAAAAATTTACAATTCTGTGGTCATTGCGAACGAGACAAAAAAGAACTATTGGAAATAACCAGAAAAGTCGTAAACGTAGATGGAACCGACTTGGCAAAAATTCGTTCGCGCGTAAATGGAACAGTAAATAAAAACTCTAAAACTGGGGTAAACGGTGTTGCACTCACCCAAAAAGGAACCTACAAAGCATATATTAGCTTTAAGCACAAACTCATTCACCTTGGCTTCTTCACCAATCTAAAAGATGCAGTCGCTGCCAGAAAAGAAGCCGAAGAAATTCTTTACAATAAATTTTTAGACGATAACGCCGGTTGGGAACAGCGCCTGGCAGACGCAATGGCCGAACACAAAAAGAACAAGAAATAACCGTCAACTTCGCCAAAGCTTAATTTGGCGAAATATAGGGGACCCAATAAAATTTTCAAACCCCCTTGATGGCTTTGAACCCGCAATCGATTTCGCCATTCAAACTATCAAGATCTCCACGCCTACCCCATCCGGCAAGCGTGAAGATCTTCACGCCAAAGTCCTTTCCGTCTCTGAGCTATAGAAACGAATCACAATAAAACCGCAAAAATTTCAAAAAACAAAAAAGGCCGAAAATCAACGATAAACAGTTTGTCTGCAACGGAAAACGATGCTATAATAATAAAAATAGTGCCAAGTGCCCTGTGCCAAGTGCCTTTTCTCAAATTTGAGGGAGGGCGCTTTTTTATTTTGAAAATTTCTGAAATTGCAAAAGAGAGCACAATGCGAGCCAAGACAGCGGACGGAGCAGTTTATGCGTTTGCTGCGATCCGGGAACTGGAAAAAGAAAACTTCAAGCAGGCGCACAAGCTGAGTGTGGATTTGCATAATAAGCTGGGTACGCTGCCGCGCTGCAATGACCTGATTGAGCTGAACCGGAATCTGCTGCTGTTCAATGCGCCGTATAACTTTGATTCCTTTTGCCAGTACATTGAACTTGACCGTGACCCCAAAAGCCGGTTTTATATGCCGCGCCGAAAGCAGCTGATTCGGATGGTAAACACCCTGCAAAAACTGGAAGACGGGGAACTGGACATTGCAGGAATCATGATGCCGCCCGGCACCGGGAAAAGTACCACTGCCATTTTTTATCTGACATGGCTTGCCGGACGGAACCCCGACATGCCGATTTTAGGCGGAAGCCACAGCAACGCATTTCTGCGCGGCGTGTACGATGAATGCCTGCGAATTATGGCAAAAGGCGGGGAATATTTGTGGCGAGACGTGTTTCCCGGCGTGTGCATTGCCAGAACGAATGCGCAGGACATGATGATAGACATGTACAAGCCAAAGCGCTTTGCCACACTGGAATTTTCTTCTATCGGCAGCGGCAATGCGGGCAAGGTGCGTGCGCAAAAGCTGTTATACTGCGATGACCTTGTAAGCGGCATTGAGGAAGCCATGAGCCGGGAACGCATGGATAAGCTGTGGCAGCTGTATACAACGGATTTGCGGCAGCGCAAAATTGGTGAATGCCGGGAACTGCACATTGCCACACCCTGGAGTTTGCATGACCCGATGGACAGGCTGGAACGTAACAACGAAAACAACCCCAGGGCTGAATTTTTGCACATGCCTGCCCTGAACGAGGAAGAAAAAAGCAATTTTGATTATGCCAACGGGGTAGGGTTCAGCACCAAGTTTTATATTGACATGCGGGAATCAATGGATGATGCCAGCTGGCGTGCATTGTTTATGACAAGCCCGATTGAACGGGAAGGGCAGCTGTACCCAGAAGATCAGCTGCGCAGATACTTTGAGTTGCCGGATAAAGCGCCGGAAGCCATTATTGCAGTATGCGATACCAAAGAAAAAGGTTCTGACTATGCGGTTCTGCCCGTTGCATACAAATACGGGGATGATTTTTACATTGAGGAATGTGTTTGCGATAACGGCGCACCGGAAGTGGTGGAAACGCGGCTCTGGATGGTTCTTGTAAAACATAAGGTTCAGCTGGCCCAGTTTGAAAGCAACAGCGCAGGCGGAAAAGTGGCAGAAAAATGCCAGCAGGAAGTAAAGGCGCACGGCGGAATAACCAGGATTGTGACCAGGTACACTACCGCAAACAAGGAAACCAAAATCATTGTAAATTCACCTTGGGTGATGGAACACTGCCTGTTCAAAGATAATTCCGTTATCAAGAATAACAAGGAATACAGGCGTGTTTTGTCGTTTTTAACAGGGTACACAATGGCAGGGAAAAACAGACATGATGACGTGCCGGACGCATTTGCAATGCTTGCACAATACGCTCAAGGCCTAAATGCGGGCAAAGTTGAAATTGGGACAAGAATTTGGTAAAAAACAACGTTAATGTGCTTGAAAAATGTGAATTTTATAGTATAATAGTAAATGGAAAGGCTTTATAGTTTAGCTCTTTTCTTATGAACATTTTGTTCATACCTCCTAGGGTACGGAACCAGCGTCCTGCATATGCGCCGCCCTAAATATGGTTCTCCCGCTGGCTGAAATGCCAGCTATTGTGTCGCTATAGTTTAATGGCAAAACTCCTGGCTCATAACCGGGTGCTTGCAGGTTCAACCCCTGCTGGCGGCACCAGAGTGCGCTCTGCGGCGCACAACCGGCACTATATGGGCCGTTATCAGCCATATAGTGCCTGACAGGGCTTACCTTGTCCGCTGCGCCTGCAAAGCTGTCAAGCGCTTGGCAGGCGATATATACCGTATAGCCATATAAGGGCGCTGCGTTCCGAAGCAACGGCGCGGCGGAGGGTGCAAGGCCACCATACGGAACCAGATGCAAGGTCGCTCCTTGCTGTGTGGGCGGTGCGGTTTCCCCCACAAACGATGACAAAGCCTGTGAAAAGCAGGAACCGCACATGCTGTTATAGCTCAATGGTAGAGCAGCCGCCTTGTAAGCGGCAGGCTACTGGTTCAAGTCCAGTTGGCAGCTCCAAGGCCGATGATACGGGTAAAAGATTCAGCCCAGAGCTGAAGTTCCCTGTTAGGCAATCCCTGCACACCTCTCTTTGATGTGTCCCATGCAGGGCTTTTGATGCAGTCATAGCTTAATAACGTTGGAAAAGCAGCGCCTGTGTGTGCCGTTGCAGGTTCGAGGCCTGCTGACTGCTATTGTTGGGTCGCTCCCACCGGTGAAAGCCCGGCGCAGGAAACGCGATAGAACCTGAACGCTGTAAGCAAAGCGGCAAGCCGATCAGGAGCGCGGCGCGGCGGCAGACCGCAACGGGACTTCGAGAGCCTGAAAAAGTCTGCCCGGCATCTGCTTGTGCGGACTCTGTTACTGATGCAGTTACGCATCGCCGAAACCCATAACATCAAAGCAGAAACCGTAAACCGACAGACGGGATATAAAACGGGCCGGACACCGCGGAGTGACTTCCTACGCGGGATATAAATAGAGGAAATCAAAAACAGGCGTACCATCACGCGCATAGCACTGGATGCCGCCTGTTATGTTGCAAAGCCTGCTACTTTGCAACGGGTGAGCCCGGCATAGCATAAACCGGGAGGGCGGGAACGGGGTTATTTTTGAAAGAAGGGATAAATTGCGAGTAAGTGTTTACTGCCCGTGCTGCGGTGCGGCAGGAATCAAGCGGAAGCTGATGGAAGTTGATACAGCAGCAAAGGGAACGATTTATCCCTATTGCAAAGCGTGCAAGCGGAACATTGAAATCCATTTGCCGCTGAAAAAATAAAGTGCCAAGTGCCCTGTGCCAAGTGCTAGCTGAACCTTAATTGGTTTGGCTGGCACTTTTTGTTTTTGTGCAAAGGAGAACAGCTTGGAAAGATATCTTGTTGACATCCTGCCGGATGAGGGTTTGCACGGCAGACGGGTCATTACCACAAACGAGCAGAAAATTACAGCGGATAACGTTGTAAAGGTGCTGAATACTGCCCTTGCCACCCACGACAGGAACCGGGGAGAAATCCAGTATTTGTGGGATGTTTACCGGGGCAAGCAGGATATCCGAAAAAAAGAAAAAATCGTCCGTGAGGAAATCAACAACAAAATCACGGTGAACATTGCAAATGAGATTGTGACGTTCAAAACAGCATTTCTACTTTCCGGCCCTGTGCAGTATATCGGTGCAAAAGGTAGCAAGACGGACAACAACAAACTGGTTAATTTGAACCGCTGGATGTCAGATGAGGACAAACAGAGCAAGGACAAAGAAATCGTTGACTGGATGCACATTGCGGGGCTTGGCGTGCGGATGGTTCTGCCTGACCCCGGCGCGGAACAGGCGGGAAGCCCTGCCTGCATTTATACCCTTGACCCGCGTGAAGCGTTCGTCATCTACTACAGCGGCTATACCAAAAAGCCAATGGCAGGTGTGCTGACACAGTACGATGAAAACGATGCCAAGTATTACGGTGTTTACACTGACAGCGAATATTTTGAAATCAAAAGCGGGAAAATCACCCGGAAGGCTGGGCATTTGTACGGCAGTGTGCCGATTGTGGAATACCCCAACAACAGTGCAAGAATGGGCGCGTTTGAAGTAGTGCTGCCGCTTCTGAATGGCATTAACACGCTGGAAAGCAACCGCGTGGATAACGTGCAGGATTTTGTAAATGCGTATGACGTATTCCAGAACGTTGATTTGGAAGACGGCCAGTACAGCCAGCTTGCCAGTGGCGGTAAGTTTATCAAAATCAAAGATTCCCAGCAGGGGATGCCTGCAAAAATTTATCGCATCAGCAGTGAGATGAACAGTTCTACTGTGCAGACCGCTGTGGATGATTTGCATGATAAGATTTTGACCATCTGTGGCATGCCGAACCGCAACGGCGGTTCTTCCACCAGCGATACCGGGCAGGCAACCATTATGCGCGATGGCTGGAAAGACGCAGAAAGCCGCGCCCAGGACAGTGAAGACATGTTCCGGCGCAGTGAACGGCAGTTCTTGCGTGTGTTCCTGACCATTTGCAACACAACAAATAATCTTGGCCTGAATGTAGGGGATGTGTACGCACAGTTTACCCGCAACAACCTGACTGACATCCAGAGCAAGATGCAGGTATTTATTCAGGGCCTGGGCTGTGAAAAGATCGCGCCAGAAACGGTATACCGCGAACTTGGCCCGTTCCGTGACAATGAAATGGCCTTGCAGGAGGGCATGAAATATTACGAGGAAAAACAGGCAGAGCTTGAAAAAAGTCTGAATGAGGAGCTTGACAATGGACTGGAAACCGACGGACAGCGCAATCAGGCTGCTGAACCGCAGGGCGATACGCAGGTTTGAAAAAGCATCCCGGCAGATAACACAGTTTGATGAATTGAACGTTATGCCCGCCTGCAAGCAGCTATACCAGGATATTGCCAAAGACAATCAGGAAGTCTTTTTAGAACTGGCAAAAAAATGCTACCAGGATGCCGAAGTTCACGGCAAAGAAAAACCCGACAAAACATGGCTGCTTGCCTTGCTTGCCGGATACAGCGCCGTTACCGGCTATGTGTACGAACACGAGATTGACCGAAAGCGGGCCTACCTAGAAGAGGGGCTTTTGAGCCGGACAAACCATAAGAACGAATTCCGGCGTGCATTGCGGTATTGGAGCGATATGACGTACCAATACGCCGATGACGTGACCGATTCTGCAAGAATCAAGGCATTTACAGATGCCGGAGTAGAACAGGTGCAGTGGCACACTGCCGGGGATGAAAAAGTGTGCCAGGTTTGCCGGGAACGCAACGGAGAGATTTACCCGATTGATAATATCCCCGATAAACCCCACAGAAAATGCAGGTGTTGGCTGACACCTGTTTGATCGCCAGAGAAGACGCTAAAACGCAAAGGTCAGAGAAGACGCTAAAACGCACAAATACGGGCGAGAGAACGCCGACAAAATAACGCGGAGGCACCAATGAAATTTGACACCAGCACCATTGACGGCTTTGAAAACATGAGCGATGCAGACAAGGTGACAGCGCTGCTTGGCGTTGACCTGCCTGACCCGGTGGATACAAAGAACCTTGTAAAAAAAGAAGATTTTGACAAGGTTATGAGCGAAGCCAGCAGTTACAAAAAGCAGTTGAAAGAAAAAATGACTGCCGAAGAAACCGCTGCTGCAGAAGCCAAAGCCGCACAGGAAAAGTTGCAGAACGATTATAACGCACTGCTGAAAGAAAACACCATTTCTAAAAACGTTGCCAAGTATATTGCGCTTGGCTACGATGAAAAACTTGCAAAAAGTACGGCAGAAGCCCTTTTTGATGGCGACATGGAAACGGTGTTTGCCAATGCTGCAAAGGCCAATCAGATGCTTACAGACAAGCTGAAAGCAGACCTTATGCGCAACAGCCCCAGACCCAGCGGCGCTGGTACAAGCACCGAAGAAGAAAGCGAATACATGGCATTTGCCAAGCGCAGCGGCAAGGCAAAAGCACAGGCCAATGAGGCGGCCGCAAAAGTCATGGATTATTACAAGTAAGGAGTGAAAGCATGAAATTCAAGAAAACGGATGTTGCCGGTGCAGTTGAGATTCTGGCCAGCAATGATTTTACCGCAATCCCGTTTACCACAACCACCGCAAAAAAGGCTGGTGAAAAACTGACAGTTGACAGCCGCGTTGGCGTCGTGCTGTATGACGTTGACCCGGATGAAAACCCCAACGGCAGCCTGCTGGTTGCGGGCGTGATTGATGCAGCAAAGGCAAAGGCACACAGCGGTATCGACCTTGCTGCAGAATCTGACCTGCCGGATACCATTATCCTGCGCACCAATACCGGCGTGAACGCATAACGGAGGTGAAAACATGAACCTTACTGAACTTTTTACACCTGAAATCATTGCGGCAAACTATACCGAAGCTGCTTCCAATGCAATCCCGTACCTGGGCAGCGGTTTGTTCCCCTCTGTAAAGCGTGCTGGCCTTGACCTGGCATGGATTAAGGGTCACAAGGGCCTGCCTGTTTCCCTGAAACCCTCTGCTTTTGATGCAAAGGCCACTTTCCGTGACCGCATCGGCGTGAGCAAGCTGGAAACCGAGATGCCGTTTTTCCGCGAGGGCTACAAGATTAAAGAAAAAGACCGCCAGGAGATTCTGCGTGCCCAGAGCAGCAATGACCCCTATGCGGCGGATGTCATCAACCGCATTTACGATGACCAGCAGGATTTGATTGCCGGTGCTGACGTTGTGCCGGAACGCATGCGCATGCAGCTGCTGTTCCCGGAGGGCGGCGCAATGGGTATTACCATCAAGGCCAATGGCGTGAACTACACCTACAATTATGACCCTGACAGCAAGTGGAAGGGCACCAATTACACCGCCCTGACCACCACTGACATGTGGACTGCCACTTCTACCGCAGACCCGTTCAAGCAGATTCAGACCATCAAGGACAAGATGGCAAGCAATTACGGTGTAACCCTGGCTTACATGGTGATGAACACCACCACGTTCAACCTGATGAAAGCCACCGATGCCGTAAAGAATCGCTGGCTGACCGTAACCGGCCGCAGTATGGGCTACTTGACCAACGATGAAGCCAAAGATGTGATCGCATCCACTACCGGCATTCAGATCGTGATTTACGACAAGCTGTATGCCGATGAGAGCGGCGCAAGCCACAAGTTTGTTCCGGACGGCTATGTGAGCTTTATCCCGGAGGGCGCACTTGGCAAGACCGCTTACGGCACCACCCCGGAGGAAGCCGATCTGGCAGGTTCCGGCAAGGCAGATGTTGCCATTGTGAACACCGGCGTTGCCATTACCGTTGAAACCACCGTGCATCCGGTCAACGTAAACACCTACGCTTCCGAGATCGTGCTGCCCAGCTTTGAGCGGATGGACGAAGTTGCCGTTATGAAGGTGACTGCATGACCTGGCTGATTCCCGATTATGCAGTGTTTTACGGTGGTGAGCTTTGCGTGACCGGGAAAAAGGTGAAGATTGCCGACCAGGACAGTGCCGAAATGGCAAAATACGGGAAAGTAATAACCGAAAAGGCGGAAACACCCCCTGTGGTAGAACACCGGCGGGGCAGAAAGCCGAAAGTTTGATAAACGGCGGGTGACAATATGACAAGCTTTGAACGATTGCAAAAGCGTACAGGCGATGATGATTTAGAACTGCTGTCAGGTCTGCTTGACAGCGCGGAATCTGTCATACTGGCCCGCCGTTATCCTTTTGGCGGCGGTGAGCTGGAAGAGCGATACCGCGATTTGCAGTTCCGCATTGCTCTGGCAATGTACAACAAACTTGGCGCGGAATACGAAACCAGCCACAGCGAAAGCGGAATCAGCCGCACATGGGGCAGTGAGGATGTTCCGCAGCAGTTGTTGGAAGAAATTGTTCCGATTGGAAAGGTTGGCAGCTGATGCGCGACCTGAAAGCCAATCAAAAGACGATATGGTATCAGAACAGCAGCGGATTTGCCGCCGTGAAAGATGAGTACGGAAACCGCACCGGCGAGGAACAGCCTATCATGGAACACGCTGAACAGCTGAAAATCAGCGTGAGTGGCGCTGTTGGCGCAATGGAAGCCGCCGCTTTTGGCGGGTTTACAGATTACAGCCGGACAGCCTGCACGGCAAACACAAACTGCCCTTTGCGGGAAGGAACGCTTATCTGGATTAACCGGGATTCTGACGAAAGCCCGAATTACGTTGTGACCAAAAAGGCAGATACCATAAACGGCATATTGTATGCGCTGAAAGAAATCGTGCCATGAAAATCAAGCTGGCGTTAAGCGAAAAAGGCATAGAACAGGCGATAAAGGAATACGAGAACTGGCAAAAAACGCTGGAAACCCGCATTGAACAGTTTGTAAAAAGACTGTCAGAAATGGGGGCAGAAGTTGCCAAGATACGGTTTACTGCCGCCGTTTATGATGGTGACATGAGCGATATTGCGGTTCAAGTAGAACAGCACGGCAAGAAAGCCACGATTTACGCCACCGGGCAGGCCGTTTGCTTTATTGAGTTTGGCACAGGCGTTGCATTTGCAGAGCATCCAAGCGGGCTGTATGCGCATGGTACATACGGCGATGGGAAAGGTTCAAACCCGAATGGATGGGTTTATGATGGCGTTCCCGGACCAACGGCACAGCCTGTGTATAACCGCAAGGGCGAGCAAAAGCCCGGCGTTTGGCGGACAAAGGGCAACCCGCCCGCATGTGCCATGTGGGAGAGCGCGGCCCAGATGGCTGCAAGTATAAAAACTGTGTGGGAGGAGGTAATGCGTTGACAGAGGATTTTCAGCCGCAGATTTTTGAATTCTTTGCGCAAAAGCTGGAAGCAGAATTCCCCGGCGTTAAATTAAGCAGCGTAATTACCGACCAGCCGCCCAGTTTCCCGTGCGTTCAAATCGAACAGGATGATTTGCCGACAGACCATGACAACAGCGGCAGAATCAGATTTGTGAATGTGCGGCTCCGCGTGCGCGTTTACACAACGGGGAACACAAAAACAAGCCAGGCCCGGAAAATACAAATGTGCATTGACGAGATAGCCAACAGTTTGAATTTTACTCGGCAAAGTTACATTACAAGCGGATACCTGTATCAAAACAGTGCGTACCGGGCGGAAACAACGTACCGTGCGCGAATGACCGAAGACGGGGTTTTGACCCGGACATGATAAGGAGTTGAAAACATGGCAAATGAACATGTAGCTATCAGTACCCAAGGCGTACAGCTGCTTCGCGGTGATTCCAAGACTACCCTGAAAGAGCTGTGCTGGATTCAGGAATATCCTGACCTGATCGAAGACCCGGATACCATTGACGTTACCACACTGATGCACACCATGCAGGCTAACATCCCTGCGCTGCCGAAATCCTCTGCGCGTGCCTTCCCGGCGTTTGTTGACACCGATGCGGGCAACCTGAAAGCAGTACAGGACACGGCGAACACACCGGCCTATTATGCGGTGCGCAGCCGTAATGGCTGGGGCTGGGTATGGCATGGCCAGCACAGTGTTTCTGTGCCCGGAAAAGGCGTTGATGATGCAATTCAGTTCAATATCGTTATTACAAACGATTCTGACCTTGAATTCACCGAAAGCATTACTGTTGCTACTTCTTGAGGAGGAAAACGCAAATGGACAATATCAAACTGACTTTTGAAGGCAAAAGCTACGAGCTTACCTATACCCGCGAGACTATCAAGCAGATGGAGAACACCGGATTTGACATCCAGATGTTGGCACATCAGCCCACCGTTCAGGGCGATAAGATGTTTGCCGGTGCTTTTCTGGCAAAGTGCAAGGGAGTTAAGCGCAAGGTAATTGACGACATCTGGAACCATATGGACATTGAAAGCAAGAATAATGTTCTTGCCGCACTGGCCGATATTTACGGCGATGCAATGAACAGCCTTGCAGATGATGGAAAAAAGGTGACTTGGGAGATTGCTTGACCGACGATCTCCCCGAAGATCAAAAAACATGGGGACAGATTTTTGAAGAACTAGCCCCTTATTATTTATCAATCGGCATGAGCGCTGACGAGTATTGGAATGGTTATCCAAGACTTGCCAGAGAATACCGGGAAGCGCATAAAAAACAGCTTGAGGAATGGAATTATAAGGCGTGGATACAGGGCAAGTATATTGCCGATGCCATATCCGCCACGATCGGAAATGCGTTTATCCCGAAAGGGCGCAAACCGATGCAGTATCCGAAAGAGCCGTATGCGCTGACGGAAGAAGAACAGATTGCAAGAAAGATAAGGGATGCAGAAGAAGCGGAGAGACGTTTCTTTGAGAAATTCAGTTTGATGGGTGGTGGAAGCAATGGCTGACGTACAGATTGATAAACTTACAATCGAGATTGAGGCCAATTCAGGAGCTGCCACAACTAATATCAAAAAGTTGGGAAAGGCGATAGAGTCTCTTTCTTCAACAGGTAGCTTAAAGATTGTTATTGACAGTTTGGAAAAACTGAATGAAAAGCTGTCCAATATGAGCAATTTAAGCTCCGCTGTATCGGGAATAAACCAAGTTTCTGATGCAATGAAAAAGGCAGCAGGCGTTTCCAATAATATGACTGCACAGACGGAAGCGCTTGGCTCTTCTCTGAAAAATCTGTTTTCAAAGGCCATTGTGGTAGCAATTATTCAAAAGGCTAACACACTTTTGGAAAGTGCCATAACCAAATACAGCGAGTACACAGAAGATATTAACCTGTTTGCTGTGGCAATGGGCAATGCGGCTGACAGCGGCGGCAGATTTGCGCAAAAGATGGAAAACCTGCTTGGCATTGACAGCGGTGAAGCCATGCGGAATATGGCTGTTTTCCAGAACCTTACAACCAGCTTTGGCATGGCATCCGATAAAGCCTATATTCTTAGCCAGAACCTCACACAGCTTGGCTATGATATGGCTTCCTTCTTCAATCTGAGGACAGAAGATTCGTTCCAGAAATTGCAAGCTGCCATTTCCGGTGAGCTTGAACCTATCCGCAGGTTGGGCGTTGATATTTCCAACGCCAGATTGCAACAAGAATTGTACAATTTGGGAATCAATAAAAGCATTAACAGTTTGTCTCAGGCGGATAAGGCACAGCTGCGCTATATTGCTATCATGAAGCAGACAACAAATGCGCAGACAGATATGGGCCGCACATTGAATTCGCCTGCAAACCAGATGCGTATTTTGAAAGCACAGGTTGACTTGCTCGGCAGAAGCCTGGGTGCGGTGCTCATCCCCGCAATCAATGCTATTCTTCCGCCCCTGATTGCTTTTATTCAGGTTGTCAGAATGGCAATCAGCGCAATTGCATCACTTTTTGGGCATACGATTCAGTGGGGCAATTTTCAGAGTTCCGGCGTAAGTGCTGCACAAAGCGTTAGCAGCGGGCTTGATGATGTCGGTGGGAGCGCAAGTTCTGCGGCGAAAGCTGTGCATGACCTGATCGGCGGATTCGATGAACTCAATAAAGCACCAGACCAGTCATCCGGCGGTGGTGGCGGTAGTGGCGGAGGCGGAAGCGGATTAGGTGACATTGGCCTTCCGAGCTATGACATGTTTGCCAACCTTGCAAACAGCAAGGTTACGCAATGGGTTGAAAAGCTACAAAAGGCTTTTGAGAACATCAAAAAAGTGCTTGAACCGTTTATGCCACTTATAAAAGGTATTGGCGCTGCTATATTAACGGCTTTTGCCGTTGGAGCTGTCAGCAAATTCCTGAAAAAGTTCAAGGATTTTATTACTAAAGCCGCTGCGGGAAGCGCTGTCTTTGAAGCATTGAAAAAAGCTGCGGGAGTTTTTGTTTCATCGCTGGAGTATGGGGCCGGTTTTTTGAGGTCTTTTTCCTTGGGGCTTCAATCGTTTAGAAGCGCACTCCCGGTATGGGCGAAAGTAGCTACTGCCGTTGCTGTGGCGGTCGGAACCTTTGCCACTGCTTATGATGCAATGAAAAAATTCGGGCAGGGGGCAATGGATTTGAAGACCGCCGCAACAAACTGTGTGACTGCATTTGCCCTGTTTGGGACGATCGGCGGCATTGTGCTTGGCCCAGTTGGTGTAGTGATTGCAGCGGTGGGAACGGCAGCCGGTGCGTTTTTTGGATACAGGAACGCAATGCAGGAAGCCGGGCAGGAAATGGCGAACGAAAGCCAGTTCTGCCAGACCTTGAATTACATGATCGACCAGTCCACCGCAAGTATTCAGCGGGCAACGGATAACCAGCAGGAACTTAACGAAAAAATTCAAAGCTTTTCTGATGTCGGAACAAAGTATGCAGGCGTTCAAACCCTTGTCGATTCGATTTTCGATTTAAGCGAAAAGTCGAACAAATCCGCGTTTGAAGTGCAGCAGCTCCAGTCTCAGGTAGAATACCTTAATGGTATGGGCCTGGAAGGGTTGCAGCTGCACATGGACGAAACCGGAACAAAGGTGCTTGAAACTCGTGACGATGTAAACGCCCTTATCGAAAGCCTTGAAAAGGCCGCATACGCAGCAGCAGCGCAGGATTTGTTGGAAAGTGCATATAAGGCGCAGATTCAGGCGGAACAAGACCTTGCAGCCGCCAATGACCGCCTTGCTGCGAGCAAGGAAGCAGTCGATACAGCAACAACGGCACTTAGCAATTATCGTGACGGTCTTTCCACATGGGGTGAAATGCTGGCTGATTTGGGTCTCGATGCGCAATATAACGCTTTGTCCGATTCTTTGAGCAAAGCGAACGAAGCCTACGAAACCTCAACAAGTGACGTTCAGGCGCAGCAAGAAGCCCTTACAAATGCCAATTCTGCGATTGATACCTACACCCAAAAACTTGTGGATATCAAAAGCGGGAACTTTGATATGGCTGATTCTGTAACAAGCTCTACAAATCAGGTTGATACTTCTATGGCGCAGGTAAGAGATTCTGCAAATCAGACTGCCGGAACAGTAACAAGCGCAAACAGTAATATAGCAACGTCTGCTACAGATTCCGCTGCAACAATCAGTTCCAGCTATTCGGCTACGGCACAAAGCGTACAGGGTAGCACAGGCCAAATGAGTAGTGCAGCGGAAAACGCAAAAGAACGAATGACCCAAAGTGCAAACAATACAGCAAGCGCTTATGCGGCAAGTTTTGACAATATCAATTCTGGTGCAAGAAGAAATGCGGAAACGGTAAAAGATTCTGCAAGTAATGCCGCATCTGGCGTTGAAGATGCGGCAACCCGTTCCGGAAATGCACTGTCCGGCCTTCCAGAGAAGGCAAAACAATGGGGCAGCGATTTCGCTTCCTCTTTTGTAGATAGCTTTGTCAATACGTGGACAGTCCTTAAATCGGGATTTGAAGATGCGGCAAAATGGATTAGTGAACGGTTCCATTTTTCTGTTCCTGATAAAGGCCCTTTGGCTGATGCTGACACCTGGATGCCTGACATGATGAAACTGTTTGCATCCGGCATTGAACGGAACAAGAACAGCGTTATCCGCCAGGTTGCAGCGCTTAGTGCTTCTATGCAAAAGGAACTTACGGATGCACCTGTCAATGTCAGCGCAGAGGGCACAGTCGTTTCCAAACACGATGTCGAAGTATCCGGGAAGCAGTTTTCTTCTGCGCAGGCATACCGCACCGGAAATGGCTCCGCAGACGTTGTTGCAGCAATTCGTGCGCTTGGCACTATTATGGAGCGCAACAGCGATACCAAAGTTGTCATCAACGGCAGAGAGGTATTCCGCGCCGTTAAGGATGAAGCGCACCGAGAACAAATCAGAACGGGAAGCCCCGCTTTTTAAGAGGGAAATATGAGCTTCAATACCAAAGACACAAAAGGTTACTGGGCTGTCAACGGAACTGCGCTGTACAAGCCGCAGGGGTGTGAAATCACGCATGAAAACTATGTCGGCTCCAACAGCGGCCGCACAGAGGACGGCGTGATGCACATTGATTGGCTGCGCCGGGACTTGCGCAAAGTCACAATCAAATACAATGCCATGACAGGGAACGAAATGGACGAGCTTGTGAGGCTTGTTCAGGGCAAGGAATATACCGCAACATTCAGAGACAGGGGAAAGACATGCACGATGTCTGCTTATACAGGCGATTGCAAATATGAACTGTACAACGAAACCTTGTGTTCAAGTGAGGGCGGATTATACACCGATGTTTCCTTTGACATGGTAGAGATGTAAAGGAGGGAAGAATCAATGCTGAAAAACCTGATTGTTAAAAGCGATGGGACAGAGATTGATTCTTCCCTTATTTTGTCTTGCACATTGACGCAGACCTTGAATTCAGGCCAGGAATTCACGATTGGAAGCGCATGCACAGACGAAATAGAGGTCGAATACCTTGCGCGGGATGACAATCTTATTGCAAAAGGCGATGTGCTTACGTTGTACTGGGTGAATGACAGCGGCACAAAAACAAAAGTCGGCATATATTATTGCGAAAAGCCAAATTATCAGGGGCTTATGCGGGAAATATCCGGCACAAGCGCGGTTTATAAAGTAGTCGCCTACGACACCATGTCCAAGCTGGATGCGGACTTCTCCGGCTGGCTGCACGCCAATCAGGCACAGTTCCCCAAGACCATCTGGCAGCTGGTTCAGCTGGCCTGCCAGCGGGCAGGGGTTACGCTTGCCAGCAGCAGCCTGCCCATCAACGGCAGCTACAGCGTGCAGGCGTTCTACGCGGACGACCTGACCTGCCGCCAGATCATCTCCTGGGCGGCGGAAGCGGCAGGCTGCTACGCCCACATGAATGCAGACGGCAAGCTGCAATTTTTGACCTACACAGACAAGCGCAGCACTGTTAAAATCACCCCGGACGGAGCCAGCAACAGCACCGCCTATTATGCTGACAGCCTGAGCTACGAGGACTACACGGTCAAGGCCATTGAAAAAGTCCAGATCCGGCAGTCGGACAGTGACGTGGGGGTCATCTACCCCGACAGCACCACTGCCACCAACACCTATGCGGTGCAGGGCAATCTGCTGCTGACAACCGGCACCGAAGCCACCCTGAAAACCGTTGTCCAAAACCTGTACAACGTGCTGAAAAACGTGACCTACACCCCCTGCAAAGTATCGGTGCCCAGCAGCTCCGGCCTTGCCTGCGGGCAGATCGTGCACGTTAAGGACGCGCGCGGGCGGGAGTTCGACACCTACCTGATGAGCGCCACAATCTCCTCCGGCAAGGCAAGCTTTGAAAGCGTGGGCAGCGCCAGCCGGGAAAGTTCCAGCGCCGTGAACAGCCAGAGCTACAAGAACCTGACCGGCAAGATGCTGGAGATCAAGACCAGCGTGGACGGCCTGGAAGTAAAGGCCAGTGACCTGACCGGCAAGTACACCGACCTGAAAGCAACGGTGGACGGGCTTTCGGCGGAGGTGAAAAAAGACATCAAAATCACCGGCGGCGGCAACCTGATCCTGGGCAGTGAGAGCTTCAAGAACGCTGAACTGAAAGGCAATACCGGCGACGGCAGTTCTATTACCTATGAACTAACCGGCGGGGCGACCATGGCCAACACCAACTCCAACCGATATTTTCGCTGGACAACGGTGGGTGCGTATGTGGCAAAAGGCGTGACATTGTGCCTGTCTGTTATGTACAAACCCGTTTCTGGTGCGGATGAGTTCTGTATGGAAATCGCTTACACGGCGGGGTACTCCACCAGCCAGAGCTGGGCAACCATTAAGCCAACTGATCAGCTGGAGATTGAGCAGACGGACGGCTGGGTACTGCGGTATGGCCTGTGGACGCCGCCGGACAACGCCACCTTAAAGCTGGTGGATATGGGCAGTGGTACCACCCACGCTGGTACCGGCAACTACACCAACAAGTTTTCGCTGCTGCACCCCATGCTGCAATACGGCAACGCGCCGACCGCGTGGAATGCCAGCAGCGGCGACTACCTGACGCAGGAAAGCGCAAAAAGCTTATTTTCGCAGACCGCTGACGAGATCAAAACCGAGGTCACCAAGTCAGTGACCGAAACGGTGACGGCCAACGTGAAGGATACCGCCACCAGCGCTGCCAATGATGCCGTTGACAGCAAGCTGAAGGACTACGCCACCACAGCAACGGTGAACAGCCTGAAAGAGGATGTTTCCAACATCAGCCAAAAGGCGGACAGCATCAGCACCAAAGTCAGCAGCCTGGAAGAAACCACCACGACCATTTCGGACGACCTGGACAGCACGAAGCAGGAGTTCAAGACCGTTAAAGAATCCGTTTCTGCGATTGACCAGAAAGCCGACAGTATTACCCAGACCGTGACCCAGCGGATCACCGGCGGCAATAACATTATTGTAGGCACGGACGACTGGAACAATGCAACCCTGGATGCGGGCGGAAATGACCTGAGCAAAAAAGGAACATACACGATCAGCGGTGAATCCGTCCGAGTGACCAATAAGGCGCAAAACACCCGCTTCCACTTTGGTGCGGACAAAACGCTGGTGATTGCCAAGGGCATGACCTACTGCGCCAGCGTACTGTACAAGCTCAACTCTGGCACGGACAGCCTGTTTTTGCAGTTCGAGACCAAGAGCAGCAGCGGCACAAAAAGTTATTACGGCTCCGCGTTCAAGCAGGCCCAGCAGGACATTGAGCTGGATAACGGCTGGAAGCTGCGCTGGGCGGCGTTCACGGCGACCGCGGACGGCTATGCAGACGGTCTGTTTGTAAGCACAGCCAACGATAACGCCACCGTTACCAACGATCTGACCATCATGCACCCCATGGTGCAGATGGGCAATGCCCCTACCGCCTGGACGGCCAGCACCGGCGACTATCTGACCGCCGCCGAAACCAAAACCGAGATCAAGCAGACGGTGAACGAAATTAAGCTGACGGCCAGCACAAGCGGAACCAGCAGCACCATCAAGCTGACGGCAGGCGGAACAGAGATCACCAGCGCACAGGTCAACCTATCCGGCGTGGTGACATTTTCGGATTTGAGTACCTGGAACCAGGATAAGACCATTATCAACGGCGGAAACATTACGACCGGGCAGATTCACAATAAGGCGCGCACAACCACTTATGACCTGGACAATGCCTGGATTCGTATGGGCAAAGATGCTGGCACTCGGGTGGACATTGACACGGGGCGCATCCGCTGGTACTGGGAAAACAACCTGACCGGTGTGTTAAGCAGCCGGTACGGCAAATCTTATATTGGCGATAACTCCCGCTACACGTTTTTAGGCTGGTTCTCCACCGGCGACCCCAGCTTTGATTATTCCACCGGCGGGGCCACCAGCGAGTTTGTGGGCATTGCCATTGACCAGGTAGATAAGGTCATCCACTGCAATGCCAGCAAGTTTGAAATCCCCGGCAGAATTGAATGCGGTTCTTTGAGCGTGAACGGGAGGGAGATTTAATGCAGAAATTCATGCAGATTTTGGCCACGTTGGCTTTGCTGTTGGTGCTTGCATTGGTCATCTCGCTTACGCTGGCAGCCTGCGGCGGCACGCGAACCGAAGATACAAGCTATCCGCGCCCGGAATATTCCGGCTCCCCGATGGCAGAAAGGGTGATGAAATGACCACAACCGCAAAAATTGAAGAACTCCAAAAGTCCGTCATCAACGCCATCAACAACAGCTGCCTGCACCCCGCTGTGGTGCGGCTGGTGCTGCTGAACGTGATCTCGATGGTGGAAGCCAGCGAGAGAGAGGTAAATAAAAAGGAGGAAGAAGCCACAAAATGACAACACATACCATTGCCCTTGCCCGCCACACCGCGCAGGTGGTGGGGCTGGCGGGCGTGCTGGTGCTGGGCACCTGGGACAGTTACGGCACCGAACAGCTGCTGCTGCGCCCCGGCCCGGAGTGGGAGGGGCTGGCGATTGATGCAACCTTCCACAACGTTTCTGGCGATGAAGGCGTGACCGTACTGGCGGACACAGACGGCCTTGTGTCCGTCCCGCCGGAAGCCTGTATGCGGGCATCCAAGTACGCGACCATCACGTTCCGCGGCGTGCAGGATAGCGTACAGGATAGCGTGCAGCGCATCAGCTGCAACCTGCCCTATATGGTGCTGGATCACGCCCAGGTGCCCGGTGCCAACAGTACCGCCACCCCCAGCGAAAACGCCCAGGCGCTGGCCCAGATGCAGACCCTGCGGGACGGCGCTGTGGATGCCAAAAACCAGGCCGAAGCTGCCCGCGACGATGCCGCCCACAGTGCCGAGCTTGCCCAGCAGGCTGCCAACAACAACGGCTTTGCCGCACTGGAAATTGACCCAGACGGCAACCTGCAGCTGACCCGCACTGAAAATCTGGCGAACAAACTGGATTTTGCAATTATTAACGATAATTTGGAGGTGACTATTTATGGCTGATACGATTAAAACCAATCTCGGCCCTGTAACCGCATATGCCGATGCCAAAGCACACGGCTACACCGGCACGCGGGAGGAATTTGGCCAGCTGCTGGCCGGTGCCGCCGGTAACTTGCAGGATGCTGTTGCCGCCAAAGAGGGCGCGGAAGCGGCCAAAGAGGGTGCGGAAGCCGCAAAACAGGCGGCAGAAACCGCCCAGCAGGCCGCTGCCGAGAATCAGAAAAACGCTGGAACCCAGGCAGCAAACGCCAAAGCATCTGCTGATACTGCCGCCGAGCAGGCCAACGCTGCCAAAGAAAGCGCCACCGGTGCCGCGAACAGTGCATCCGCTGCCCAGGAATCCGAAACCAACGCGGGCCTATCCGCCACTGCCGCTGCCAACGCCGAAGCCGCCGCCAAGCAGGCCCAGAATGCTGCCGAGACTGCCAAAACGGATGCCGAAGCCGCCAAAACAGCTGCTGGCACCAGTGCGGATGCAGCAGCTAACAGTGCTGCGGATGCAAAGAAAACGCTTGAATCTATCCCGGCGGACTATAGCGCCCTGAGCGGAAAGGTGGATGATAATACCAGCGGGATTCGTGAGCTAAAGGAAGATATAAGTAACAGAGGGATTGTAAACGGTGGGAAAAATCTAATCGGTAATGAAGCGGACAAGTTATACGCAGTAGGGCGTCTCCCGGCCGGCACAAAGCTTACAATAAGTATGAAAGATGGCGGACTTTTAACTGGCGCAAATTTGAAGTGTTACGATGGAACAAAAACTTATGTGAACTATTATAATGCATATAACACCAATAAGCGTAGAACATTTACATTAGATTTCGATATATCCTATGTAGCCCTTACGAATGTAATATCAAATAGGCCAATGCAACTTGAAATCGGAGATACCGCAACAGAATTTGAAGATTATGCACCGAATGTGGCACAATCCATGAATTTAGTAGAAAACGAATATGAAGAATTACGAAAAGCAGATGAAGAACACTCAATTATTTCCACAGCGATAAACACAGGTGTTGCACAATCGCTTATATTTTCTTCCTTTGGTTATTATAAGTCTGGAACTTTAAAATATGGTCTAGGAAGTACGGGAGAAAAAATAACAGCTGATTATTATAATGCCGAGATAAATGCAGGTTCTTCAGCGATACAATCTTTGTTCGGAAAGCTGAGACAGCCCATTGCATATTCGGATACTAAAACCTTATACGTTATTATTACAAGTTCAATTGCTGGACTAATTTCATTGCATTTATCTGCAGGGGCGAATTGGGCTCCATCAAATAACCCATTGGTCGGATCATTAATCTTAAAAAAAGGTACAAATATTTGTAAAGTGGAATTAAAAAAACAGTATTCACATGAGGTTTCTCCATCAGAGAAAGATTTCACATATGTGTTGTTTCAAGCAGGTTCTGCAACTGCATACAAGAATTTTGTGTTTGATGCTTATGTTTTTGATAATTCAAATTTATATGATATATTAACTTCTTTTGATTTATCTGAATATTACACCAAAAGCGAAATTGATTCACTTATAGAAAACTCTAGTTATAATTACAAAATTATATTTTGGGGGGATAGCCTGACCGCGGGTGCTGGTGGGAATGGCACAACATATCCAAAAGTATGTGCAGAGGAATTAGGAATTACAAATTATCTTAATGCTGGTGTTGGTGGAGAAACAGCTAATACTATTGCAAGTCGAAATGGCGCTAATAACATGATAATTCCTGCTGGAGGTGTTAATGGTCAATATAATATTGGAGATTTAAAGGATGCTTATGGAACTAATATCTTACCGTTAAGACAAGGTACTGGGGGGGATACTGTAAACCCAATAGTAATTAATGGACATGAATGCACATTAAGTCTTAGCCAAACAAGTTACACTGATGCAAACGCCACTTATACCATTACCGGCTATACTGGAGAGCCGACAACATATCCAATGCCTTGCAAATTCTCCGGATGCAATTTAACAGCTGATATTACAGTAATATTTGTTGGACAGAATGGACCATCTTTTGAACAGAGATTGAGCATTATTGATAGCATCGTGAGTCGAACGAACGGTAAATATATTGTGCTTACTCTAAGTTCCGGAACGGAAGAACAGATGAAAACGCAAGAAGCGACTATGCTATCAAAATACGGAAATCATCTTTTCAAAACGAGGGAAATGTTGGCTAATTATGGCATGTCTATGATGGGTATGTCGCCAACGGATGAAGATGCGTCGGCAATAACTAACGGGACTGTACCGCCTAGTCTAAGAATCGATAGCGTACACCTTAATGCGAATGGATATACTGCTCTTGGTAAAATGCTTGCGACACATATTAGGGCACTTGGGTATGTTAATTAACTAAATAAGGAGTTGAAAATTATGAGATTATCCAACGAAGACGTCCTATTGCATTGGCCCCTAGTCCAGCACATTATCACCGCAGGCTGGCTCTACAATGACGGCAGCCTGCACCGCGCGCTGGATTTCCGCGCAGCAGTTGGTACCCCTGTGTACGCAGCGGAAGCAGGCACGGTGGAGACGGCCTACCGCTGGAACGGCAAGCGCACCCAGGGCGATATCAACAGCTACGGCAACATGGTCAAGCTGCGCCACACGACCTACAAGTACGGCACATTGGAGACACTGTACGCCCACCTGAGCAAGCTCTGCGTGGCCCAGGGGGAGACCGTGCAGGAAGGCCAGCTGATCGGCTA